TATAGCATAAGCATATTTTCCACCAGCAAATTTATTTGAAGGTGCTCTATGAGGTTTTGTAGAAGCAGGAATCTTTGGCATTAATTATAAAACCTATTTGCAGTTGCTGGTAAAATTCTTGTAGAAGGAGTATCATCACCTGCTATTAATCTTTCAAAAGCTTGTTCATAATCTACTCTTAAAACTTCTTGTTGTGTTGTAGTTATTCCAGGTCTTTTTTTAGAAAGATAATAAGCAAGTCCTGCACACATGCACTCAAAAGCTCTAAAAGGTACATCTATATTTTGTTCTACTCCACTTACAGTTGAAGCTGTTATATCTTCAATTCTTCTCATTCTGTAATAAGTAATAGTATAAGATTGATCTGGTGCGGGATAAATTTTTAAAATAGGAGAAATTAATCTTTGTAAATAATATTGTGTCGGTCTAGATTGTGTTGTTTTATTTGAAATAACAGCATAATCATTAAGACCTAAACGTGTCATTGCATATTCAGTTCCATCACTTATTTGAATGTTAGCGTTTATAATATCAACTGTATCACTATCTAAAGTATAATCAGTTGTTCCTTGAGTTACAGCTTGAGTTTTATATTCTACAGTCCATTGATTGTAACCTCTGTTAGCCCAATCACTAAACATAATATTTAAACTACGTCTTGCTGACCGAACATCATAACCTAAAATAGGATCACCTCCTACTCTATCGTAGGCTTCTTGTATTACATCATTTACTGTTAAAGTAAAAGTTGAAGTTCCTGATAATGCCATAGTCCTCCATTAAGCATAAAAAGCTGTTACGCCATTTATAGTTGACACATTAGCTCCTGCAATTGAAGCTGAAACTTGTATACTTGTACCAAATCTAATACCTTCTGCTGGTAAATTCATTGTAATTGTTGAAGCTCCTTGTGCTGCATTACCTGTTTCAATTTCAAATACATCTGTTCCACCATCTTTCCATGTTAAAGTACCAGCTACATCAGTAGGTTCAATTATAAAACCTTTTAATCTCATTGGTCCTCCAAATAAAGTAACAGTAGTGGCAACATTTGAAGCTGTATTAGATAATCCTGCTTTATTAACACTATTTGCAAATATATCTGATCCTGCCATTTTTTCTCCTATATTAAATTATATTTTTTTAAGTTGTCGTATAGTAAAGCAATTCTGTCATCTGGTAAAGTGTTTGGTTTTAAGTATTCTGCTTGATAAGCTTTAGCTTGAGCTGTACCTAAATCTAATGGTCGTTGATTTAAATTAATAGCTGCAGCTTTTCCTACTTTTTGCCCACTATCTACAACAGTTGTTTTACCGCTAAATGTTTCTATTACTTTTTCTATATTTTGTAATTTTTCTTCTAATGATTGTTCTTCATCTTTTTCTTTATCGTCTTTTTTAGTTTTAATTATTTCTGCAGTTTCTTCATCTACTGTTTTTTCATCTTCAGTTTTATTATCTGTTTTTAAAATTTTACTTGCTTCTAATACTGATTCTTGTGTAGATTTATCTTCTTCTTCTTCAGTATTTGCAAAATCTTTAAGTGCTTTTCCTTGTTTAAATAAATAATTTAAATTTAATTCCATAGTCCTCCAATAAAAGGAGGCCCGAAGGCCCCCCTAAATTATTATGCTATTGTAAATGATCTTTGTAAACTGTTATCTTGTGCGTAAGTAACAGAAGTTGTAACAGCTCCTGTATTACCATCGCCATCAGTACCAGTAAATACACCTACAACTTTAATATCTGAAGCACCAACATTCGCCATTAAACCTAAAGCGGCAGCAGATTGTGAAGTTCTACCTAAAGCTTTAAGATTTGCTGCAGCAGTAAATGCTGTAGCATTCGAAGTTGTACCAACAGAAAAAGTTGCAGCATTAGTATCATTAGATACTTCTGTAACGTCTACATGTACAAACAATATTTGTGAATTAGCAGGAATAACAGCTATATTTGTATTAGCTGTAGCTCCTGTAACTGCCACATCTTTACCCTGTACCATTGTTACATGGCCAGTATTTTTTACATTCGCTCCTAAAGTGCTACCAGTAGTTTCATTAATACCACCAGCAAGTACCGGACCCGAAAATGTTGTTTTTCCCATAAGTCTATCCTCCTTTTAAAAATAGTCTGCTTTCGCAGTCTTTTGGGTTACTAGGCGCCGAAGCGCCTAGTAGTGATTAGTGATTACGCAGCTCCTTCGGAACCGTATACACCTCTCCAGTCAGTGAAACCGAAAGAATATCTTTCTCTTACTTTGTATCTCAAGTTACCAGTTTCAAAATCGCCTTCTACAGCTTTTTTGATTGGTGCTCTAACAAAGTGTTTCATTCCATCTGGGCAATCAGTTAATATGAAATATTGATCAGGGTCAGTAAATCTTTGATTTACTACAACACCTTCAGGGATCATACCCATACTTCTCATTGCGTTGATGTCATTGTCAGCAGTTCCTGGTCTTAAATTAGACTTAAGGATTCTTTCTGCAATAAACACCAATTGAGGTGGAACCGCAAGTTTTCTTCCAGATAAAGCAACAGGAATACTTCTGTCATCAACTGCTTCAGAGATTTGAATCAAAAGACTTTCTAATGAAGTTTCTGATAAATCTGCTGCTGTAGCTAATTTGTTAGAAGCAGTACCGCCACCACCTAGTGGGTGAGAGCCATTTAATAATGATACTCCGTCTCCACCAACTGATGTGCCAGTTGCGTTATTGAAAACATTTGCACCTTTTACTTCTTTAGTTTGTTGCATTGATCTTGCTAGTGCTCTTGCGTATTTAGCGCCTAGAGAACCGTACAAGCCATCTTCTTCAGCTTCCTCAGTTATTGCGAATGCTAAAGCGACAGTTTCATGCACATATCTAGAAACAAAGCCTTCTCTGCCAGAATCATAATTGATCATAGCACCTTCAGCTTTTGTTGGTGCAGCACCGAATCCGATCATTTGTACATCTTCTTCGAATGCTTTCATTGATTGCTCAGTAGAATATAAAGCTCTCCATTGTTCTGGATATCTATCATATTCCATACCAAACACGGTATTTAAACCTAGATTGAGCTGTTTGGTAAATAGTGCTCTATTTAAAGCCATTGTATTATACTCCTATAGGTTAAATACCAGCTTGACGAGTTCCGTATAGAGATAGATTGATTACTACTTCTACATCGGCATCTGCGCCTACTGCGTTGTTAGGATAGTCAATTAAACGTAGGATTCTCAATGATTTTGCAGTTGCTGCAAGAGTTGAGATATCCAATTCGTCAGTTGAATGTCCGTATGTTGAGTTATAAGTTCCAATAGTAATATTTGCTAATTCGCCAACATTTGCGTTTGCGAAAGTTCCATTACATTGAACCTTGTATGTTATATTTGGATCATCATAAACATAAGCTTTAATCGGCTCATTTGCCTTTGCTGTTGTTCCGTTGTTCCAAACTTTTCTAAATTTAACATCACCTGTGTCATTATCGATGTATTCAACACCATAAAAAACTCCGAGCACTACTCCGCCCGCCGTTCCTCTGATGACTGTACCATCGGTATGAAGTGCAACAATGTCACCACTTGCAAGATTAGCTGCATAGCTGTTTGCAATTGGATATTCATTAGCACGAATAACACCGCCTGTTAAATGTCTTAACGGTGTAAAACCGTTAGGTGCATCTACGTTTGCCATAGTTATTTGTCTCCATAGTTTGTTTGTTACTCTTTATAGCCGCCTCTAGTAACAGAACTCTTATAAGACCTTTGTATGGGTTGTCCAGGTTGCTCTATTTTATTTATATCTCGATGAACTGAAGTCATCATATTTTCAGTCATTTTTGCGTAATATTCATTACGTTGATTTACCATTTCTTCTGGCATTTCACAGAGTACCATTCCTTCTATACCTATACATCCCGCAAATCTGCCATGTTCTATCGTTGGAAAGTGTTGTGCATCTTTAACCGTTTTAGGGTCACGAGGTTGCCAACCTTCTCTCAACCGTTTAGCTACATTTGTCGGCGTTTCCTGTCCTAAGACCATAGTTGCAATCCATCTTTGTTTCATGCCAGGTCTTGCTTCAGGCGCTTCTAATAAGTTACTAGGTCGCCATTGTGAAACCTTTGCTTTTTCAGCTCTAGTTTCGTTGTTTATTTTATTATCTTTATTCATGTCAGGCTCCTTTTCTATGTTCCTGTATTTTGATCGCCAAAGCTTTTTACTTCTTTAGCAAATCGTTTTAGTGCTGCTTCATCATTAATGTCTATGCCAAAATTTTTAGCAGTGGCAAGATCATCACTTGTGAGCTTAACTCTATTACTACTTGTTCCTTTTTTACGAGAAACTCCAGCAACCGGAGATTGCACTCTGTTAGTTTTTTGTACTACATTTTGTTCTTTTTTGGAAGTGTTTTCTTCTGATTTATTAAAATGACCAAGACCACTTGCTTTTAGTCTTTTATTCATTTCGTCATAATAACCAGGATCATGCACATCCCAACCTTCTTCAGTTAATTCAGCATCAATTCCATAAGCCATTGCAGTTTCTTTTCTAAAACCAGGTTTATTAAACCATGTTGAATTTTCTTTAACCCATTCTGTAGCTAAAGGTGGAGCTTTTTCTTTTTTCTCCTTTGCTTTAGGCACTCGTGCAGCATAATCTTCTGTTTTTGTCATTTGACTTCTAATTTCTGCAAGATTTTCATACAATTTAACTTGTTTATCTGTATTTCCTTCTTCAATTGCAGCTTTTAATTCATTTGACACTGCAGTAGCTTGATTAGAAAGTGATTTATTAGCCATATCAAAGGTTCTTTTTTCCATTGAATTGATTTTTTGTTCTAAATCTACTATTCTTTGTTCAGCTTCTGCTCTTTTCGCTACTTCTTTTTGGATTCTTTTACGAACTTTAACAGAATAAGGCATATCATCTGAATATGCTGGTATTTTTTCTGTAGGTTTAGTTTCTACATCATATTTTACCTCATTTTCGTAAGATATATCGTGTCCTTGATCTTTTTCTTTTATATTTTCTTCTTCTTTACTTTCATCAGAAGATTTTTCTTGTTCTTGTTGTAACTTTTCTAATGGATTTAAAGGTACATCTACCTCTTGTTCTTCTACAACATCATCAAGTTTTACTTCTAAGTCTTTCTTTTGTTTTTCATTCTCGGGCATAGTATCTCCTATGTTGTCATTAACTTATGTTAATGTTTATTATAATTGTTGAGTTATTATATCTGGATTTTCCAGAGTTGCAATAATCTCATCATCATTTAATAACAACATTTTAACCTTTTGTACAGAAATTCTTGCACCTGCATATCTTCCAAATATAACCCAATCATTTACTTTACACCAAGGTTGTTTTCTGTCGCTATAACATTCTAATCCCATTGCTATTACTTGCCCTACACTATTTAAATAAGACTGACTATCTTTGTTAGTATCTGTTAATATAATACCACCTTTTGTTTTTTCTATAACTCCTCTAGGTCTAATTAGTATTCTATAACCTACTGGTTTTGGTACTTTTTCTGGTGTAGGTATACTATTATCAGTTGCCCAATTGTCATTATTAATCATCTATTTCTCCTGTTTTATATTTTTCAATTGTTTCATTAATTATTTCAAGTGATTTATCTAAACCTTGTCCATATCCATACACACGTTTAAATTCAGAATGATTATCTACACCTTTAGATAATAAATTATTACTAAGTTCTTGTTTATGATCTTTTATTTTTTTCTTTATTGCTTGAATTAGCAGTTCCATTTAAAACTTTCTTTATTGTATTTGTTAAATCATTAAAACTTACTTCTAAATCAGCAGAAACTTTTGCAAGTAATATAGGTTTAACTTTTTTAATAGAAATTTTTTTATTTTCTAAAAATTTTTTGGCTTGTCTTATTGATTCAGGTTTAATTGCCATTTATTTTTTATCTTTTCTAGCAACCTTAGAAGCTGTTTCTACTATTTTAGCTTTTGTCTCTGCATCTTTTCTCATGTTTTGTTTTTCGCTTTCTTTAACACCTTGCATAAATCTTGCTTTTCTAATTTGAAGTTCTTCTGCTTTTAAAGCAATATTTGCTTTTTTCTCTTCTGCTTCTAACTGTTGTTTTTGTTCTTCAGGAGAAGGAGGCATACTTCCCATTAATTGTTGTGCTGCTTGTGCTGCAGTTGCTGCAATTCTGTTTTCTTCTTCTATACTTATTTCATCAGAAGGTTCTTCATTTAATTCTCTATTAAAATCACCAGAAGAAATTGGATTTCCTGGAGGAACTTGTGCTTGCATTTGTTGTTGATATAAATATGCCATATGTTGACCTATGTGAGCTAACATTGCTGGATATAATTGTTCTTTAGCTTCAGGATTTCCACCAAATCTAGGATCATTTATAAATTGAGAATGTACCATTATATGTGCTTGGTGATCTTGATCTTCAAATACTTTAATTGGCTTAGTATTTAATAATGCCATATTTTCTGATACTGGATCACGTCTAGGAGTATCTTCTTCTTCAATCATTAAATCCATATAATCAGGAATATTTAAAGCATGTAAAAATCTTTGTGTTGCTTCTTTAACATCTATTATATCAGGTGTTTCTCTTGCAAGTTGTAAACCAGTTTGTGCTAAAGCAATTCTTTGAGCTTGAGAGAATATATTTGGATCAGAAACTGGAACTACACTTATTGAAGAAGTAAAATCTTTTCTTCTAATTTTTTTATTTTCGCCTATTACTTCAAAAGAATATTCATCATCTAAATATTCTCCATTTAATTCATATATTAATTTAAATTCTCTACCTTGAGCTTGATGTATTCTTTTATGAATAGCACTAAATACTTTAGAGCCTTGTTCTATTAAAGCAATAGTTGTGCCAACTGGACCTGATCCAGCAGAATCACCAATCATTGCATCTGCAATAGAAGCAAAACGTCTCCCTGACTCAGTTAATACTCCTAATAATTGTAATAGGGTTGGTGAAGGTTCTTTAAAGGGAAGAGGGATAAAAGATTTACGCAAATCATCACCATATGCTTCTACTTCAACCCATTCACCAGGAGAAACTGTTATGTCTCCTCCTTCAATTCTTGCTCCTTTAGCTCTAAAACCTCCATTGAGATTTGCAAAAGCAGCTGAATCTAATAGTGCTCTTAAAGCACCAGTGCTGGCATGTTGAAGTCCACCTATCATTTGTATAAGACCGAAGCCATAGAAGCCTAAGCCAGGAAGATATTTATAATGTATAAAGTATGTTCTTTTTCTTTTTAATGAATCTTCTTCTTTCCAGTTTCTTCTTATTGATAAAACTTTTTGTGATTCATAATCAATTGTAACAATATAAGGAAGAGCTAATTCATCTCTATCTTCTCCTAAATCTAAATTAGTATGTACTTCTAAAACTGTATGTATTTTATCTGCCATACTTGGAGTCATACCTTCTAATCTTTGTAAAGTTTGTTCTACTAAATCTCCACTATTTGCTCCTGCATTACTTTCAGCTTTACTTAATGGAATATCTTTGTAATAACCTGAAATTTGATGTTTTCTTATTTCAGTTCTTGTTAATTTCATTATTTGAGTATATCTATCTGCAGTTTCTAAATCTGTATTTTCCATAGAGATAACAAAATCTTCTGCTGGTACAAATTTGGAACAAATTCTATCTAAAGTATTATCAAAATAAATTTTTTTAAAAGCACTTCCAGCTAGAGCTAAATAAAATAACATTTGATCTAACTCGTTAAAATAATCTGGTATTTCTTGAGTAACCTGAAAATTCATAAAATCTTGAACACGTTGAGCTTGCTCTAATTTTTTATCAGTTGTTTTACCAATGATTTGAGTTTTAACTGGACCACCTGCAGGAAACATTTCTGCAATGGCTCTAGCTTGGAATTGTGTAGCAGCTTCTGCTAATAATGGATGATGTACGCCGGAAGCTCCCGGGAAAGGATCTTGTC